ACTCAGCCCCTTGCTGTGCCGCCATTGGCATTGTCGGCAGAACCCACTGTGAGGCGAACTGCATCATGCGCTGATACTTAACTTCGGGTGACATCCGCTGTGTCGAGTACGGTACGATCTTGAACACGAAATCGTAGAACTCGCCTACTTTATCGGGTTGCGAGAATATCTTCGGCAGTGTCCCAACACCAGGCACCTCATGGATCAGGGGGATGTAAACCGTGGGATCGGTCCATATCCGCCAGGCTAACTTCTTGAGGATCGAGGTCTGGAACCGATGGTATCGGGTATACATATTGTTGATGATTCGGGATGCGTTCTGATGGAGCATCTGATCCTGACCCAGCGTTGGAGAACCTGTTTGGGCACCGCGCATGATCGGCTCTGTGCCGCCTGATTTATTAAACACGTCTTCACCAAATGCTATATAACCGAGGTTCTGATCGTTCATACCACCGATACTGAACTTTTCAACACCAGTCAAACCAGGAACCTGATAGACGCCCATGTTACTGGCGGATTCTATTACCTCACCTAATTTTCTGCCAGGTGCGTCAACCAAGACTATATCCTTCTGTGCTTCCGCTTGTTTTCTTGCTGTCTTGGCAACGATATTTACTGACACATCAGCATCATGCCAGAACCACGCCGGGGGTATTGGCACCGGATGGCCAGGGAAGTATTTGTATCCAAGGTAGTCATACGGTGACTCTTTAGGACCGTCCTCTTCGACTGATCTGAGGATCATAGCTGTTTTTCCTTCAGGCATGATCGTCACGGTACGGTTCTCATCGAACAAATAGAGGTCTATGAATGTGGTCTGGTCTCGGAGTGCCCACTTATTTCTGTTGTATCCTGGGTTTGAAACCTTTTTCGGGGAGTAGTCACTATCCAGTTTGCAATCGGCGTCGATGAAATCAGCCGGGTTTTTCCCGTTCTCACTCTTGCCGTCGAACAACTCCTTCGCATACGCAGTAGGTAGTCGGTAAATGTCGCCCTCGAATGCGAAGTCCTCCCGATCTCTGGCTATAGAATCGCCAACGTAATCAGTGTCGTGGATGATCTTAACAGTTGGTCGCCCGGCCTTGATGACTTCATCTTCCAGTGTCACTCGACGGTCGTATTCGGTGAACGTGCGTGTGATGCCCGCGCCAAACATCGAATTGATTGCAGATTGGATCAGAACCGTGTCAGCCATTTCCATCTGATTGACGAAGAAGTTCAACGCCAACTGGGTAGTATACGCCCACGGCTTGTAGTTGCCAACCAGAGTCTCGACCAACACTTTCGGATCACCCTCAACCAGAAACGGGACAATAGTGCCCACCCCCCGGTCGATCAGGTTAATGAGGTGTTCCCTGCCCCTACCTTTGTTGAAGTATCCTGATGCCCACAGTCGCAGCATTGTCTGTTGGTGTGTGAAGGGGGCCTCATTTATCTCATACCACAACTTCGTCAGCTTCTGTAGCCTCGCTGGGAAGTTGAGTTTCAGATTTGCTTCGTGTATCGGGTGTGGTGTTGCCATTAGTCTACCTTGCTATTTTTTCGTGAATCCCATACCTTGTTGATTAACCTCAGACAACTCACACTCATCTACCGCCACACAAGTTGGTTTGCCATCAACAAGATAAACCATTTCATACGAATTTTTGTTCGCACGGTGGAATATAGCAGTTATCATACCACATATTCCAGTAAAGTGCTCAACTCTGTCACCACATTCAAATTTTATTTCTATCGTTGCCATCTCTCTGTCTCCTAAAACAACTCTCTCCGCATCTCACGCTTATCCTTTACCTTCTTCAATCTCTTCTGCTCCTCGTAGTACGCAAAACTCCCGAATGGCCTTACCACAGCGTCCGCAACATCGCCAGGCAACTGCTCCTTGTATGCCAACACGCACAGCCCCGCAGCGATCACGCGATCACCGTGGCGTTCCAACGCTCCGGTCGAGAGATCGGCCTTCTTCGATGCGACAGCCCCCTTGCCCTTCTCGCGGAAGATGTAGTTTCGCAGTTCGCCGTGCAACTCAATATCGCGGATTATCAACGCCTTGTACTCACTCACGTCAGACAATCCGCCGCTCAGAGCGATACCTAATTCGCCCAACAGAGCGTCCTTCATGTTGCCCGTCGTGTTCCATCCGTACTTGTTGGTCTTCTTCCGGGTCTTCGAGTCCTCCCGGCGTTGAGTGTAGACGTTCGCATACTGCTGCCATGTCACCCGTTTGCCGAACATAGACCCACACCCGCCTGTACTCTCCCAGATCAGATAACAAGGTGCAATCCCACCGATCCAATATGCCAAAGCCACCAATTGATCGGCAAACTCTGCGGGTGGGGTATTGGCGTCGGCCCACGACCCAACCTGTTCGTGTGTGTTCACATCAACGATAATGGCTGCGGAGTTGGCCGAACCCAGTCCGTAGGACGGGTCAGCCGCGATGATGTAGTTGTGTCTCTGATCTGGCCTGCCGAATGGCAGTTCCCCCCACCATTGGAATCGTTTAGCTCCCCGGCCTGGGCAGAATACCATGCTGTCCGCTACGATGCGGTCATCGCCCATCTCAAAGAGTAGTTCTCCTCTGAGATCAGGACGTCGAATATGTTTCTTTTTGATGTCAGCAAGAACTGCATGATCGAACGGCGTATCGCTCGCTCCGTGTGGACTTCCACAAACGTTGCAGATGAAGTCTCTCTTGTTTCCACGCCGCTTCTCCTCTTGTTGGTCGAACCAGGGTGCCCGATATGGACTCGGGATGCCTCGGAGGCCGTCTGCTACGAACTTCAGATCAGATGGGAGCCGGTCTTTAATGTCGTCGTAGTTGAACACATAACCCGGTAGCATCGTATCAAATACATCTGGGCACCGTTTCACATAGTAGTCGATGTCTCGTATCTCGATCTTCCCCGGCTCCGGCGTCTCGTACAACCCCATATTCTCCTCAGGGTTGTCGTACCACATCAGATTTATGACTTCAGTAGTCTCACTCTCCAACCGGAGGTTAAACTCGTGACTCTCGCCTAACCAGTGTGTCGAGGAGTACATAACACAGTTCGACACGTCATGGACTGACCCCTCGATGGCTTGGGCTACATTATAGTCAACACGGCCAAACTCGTCGAGCAGGATCGCCGTTGACCGGCTTCCAGCACCGAAACTCTCATTCGTGGCTTCGCCGCTGATCCGGCTGTTGTTGTACGGTATCCGCATCAAGAGGTGTGTTCTGTCGTCCTTGGCGTTATACCCACACTGCGCCCGCCACCACGCGGGAAGATACTGCATCACGTTATCGACCTTGGCGAATAGCGTGTAGAGGTCGCCGGACTTGTCTACAAGGTCTTCCTTACGACTTCCGAGGATGAAATGGGACAACTCATCCAGAAGGGCCTTGGCTGCAAACACCTTGCAACTTAATTCGGATGCTCCCTGCTTCCTGGATTTGTTCAGTCCAACATCCCGACCCTCGTCGATGCAGGCACACATCGTCTCGACGGCGGGAACCTGGATCGGGCGCAGGATGAACGGTTGGTTTCGTTCCGCAGGTTTCTTCTGGGGGTTAAGCGTAAAGAACGACGTATTGAAGGCGATGGGAATGTACGCCCGGCACATACCGAGGAACGCATCCTGGGCTTTCTGATCGGTGGCGAGGTATCCATGGAGATTCACACGGAACTCGATGTTCTCTCGCAGATCGGTCGGGATGATGTCGAAGAATGCCTGTGGGCTGTCCACCAACCCTAATTGTCTTGCCATTTTGGTCATTCAATGATTATAAGTATAAAAAGGCTCACAATAATTAAACCCCAAGCTACTACTATCACCTCTCTACCTCCTTCTCCACAAACTCCGCCTCAATCACTTTACAACCTATCGACTTCGCCAATCCGGCTGTGAAACTGCGTATCTCTGCTTTGGCGTCGGCCTTGATCTCCACAACTCGTTTGTCTATCTTGATGTGTTTCGTGTCGTTGAAGTAATCAGGTAGTCGAGATCGCAGCAAGTCCCACAGCAGTTTAGTATTCTCGGGCTGGTATCGCTTCTTGATATTCTTCTTTCCAGGAAGATATTCACCAGTTGGCGATGCTTGGGCATCAGGAGCCCCTTCTTCGTTGATATATACAGGTGTGAACTCCTGACTCTCCTCCTCATACCCATACCCAGTTGCGGCCTTCACGGCCACGCGAATCAGTTCAATATCGACCCGGTTCTTCGCAGCCTCCAAGAACTCTGTGATGGAGAGATTCTTCGCCTTCAGTTCGGCCAACCACTCCTCACCACCTTCCATCGCCTGACAGCCGAGGATCATACCTACGTCGGGAACGGTCCCACCCTCTCGGACGATGGCCTTCGTGATGTGGGCCAGGTTAGTCGCTTCCTTAACGCGACGAGTCCGGTTGTGGGACGCGGAGGACCGCTTCTTCTGGACGAGTTCGCCGGTTCCCTTCGGCTTCGTGGTCCGCCGTTTCTTCTTGGGTTTGAGCGGATCGCTTACTCGAAGGAGGGCGGCGTTCAGATCAGAGGTTGTGGGTTTGTCGGGCATTAAGAGGTTATCAACCAAATCGTAGCGAATATTGTACCAAGTGTTACAGCAACACCGGCAAGTAAGCCCTTACACCAGGCTGTTTCTTCATTATTACTCATCTCTCAGTCTCCATCAATCGGATAATACTCGTTCCCATCCTGATAGTTGTAATACTCACCGTAGCCCATCGCCTCTTCCCGGCGATACCGATCGGTCGTGAACATCAGTCGGATCGAGGGTAAGTCCTGTAAGAATAGATCACATGGCATAACAGATATAAGTACAGGACTAAAACCGCCGACCAGGATACCTCTAACGACCCCGTCCACCGTAAAAACGGGCCCACCAGAATTACCGGGATGGCCAGCAGAATCAATTGTAAAAGCAATTTCCCAACCATAACTCTCTCCCAACGGGCTCCAGTCTACATCCACGCCCGATATGATCCCGAGCGATACCGAGTTAAAGTTCACTTTCCCATACGGCGAGCCGATGACATAGACCGACTGGCCAAGGACGCAGTCTGCGATGGAGCCGAGGGGGAGGGGGTTTAGGATGACCTGATGTGACGCATCCTCACACGTCCCTTTGCCGAACATCTGCCTTGCACACGTTAGAGCATCTACCCAGATAAACGCCACGTCATGCTCCTTATCAGAGATGGCGCGTGTAGCGATGAGTTTGTGTCCATCGTGAGTCGTGATGACGAAGTCCTCTACACCCTCCACACAGTGCCTCGCTGTGGCGATCAGACGTGGACCTACCACGAACCCGCTTCCTTGCCAATCAGGGGCCTGGAGGTGAACCACGCCTTTGATGGACTCCTGGACGAGGTCGGTGAACAGCGGGGATTCGTTTGATATATCAACCGTTCGATTGCAGGTGAACCCCCGGCAATACCCGGTACAGTCATCAGCGTGTTTGGGGCATCCGGTCAACACAAATACCATTGCCATCACAACCGCTGTTATCACTACGTTCTTCATGTCAGTCTCCTACTCTATGGGCACTACCGGCGTATCCCCAAGCACCCGGATGTTCTTAACCTTGCCTATGTCAGGCAGGTACACCCGCATCAACTTGATTCCCCACCCACTCGCTGCTTCCCGCAACCCCTTCCTGATCTCGGCCTTAATGGCCTCCCGATCTTTGAGTTCCTCATACGTGTGGCCTGAGACAAACTGCTCTATGACCCCGCCCGCTACCGCTTCCAGGCTCTGATCGAAGTCGTCGGTTTCAAAGATCGCCTTCTCGGCATCAGTGATCCGATAAAGGATCGCTCCACGCACGGCCAAGTCCACCTCATCAGAGGTTGTGACCGACTGGGCCGCGAGCGTCAAACCCTGTGTGGCCACGTTCACCTTGACGAACTGATGAATCAAGGGCCAATGGACGTACCAACCGGGTGGTGTCGGACTGATCCGTTTCCCCAGCGTGATCCGCACTCCTGACTCATCAGGGTTGACGAAGTACAGCCGGGGTAGCCAGCAGAATAGTAACTCGATCAGTTGGGTGATCCATGTCATCTCATAGTCCTAAAAGAGGGAGTCCGGTCTGCGATGTGTGGTCTGCTTCGCCGGACTCCCCATACTGTAACAGCGTCGCTGCTTTCGTGCTGGACTGCTGTTTTGTTCATTTATCGTCTACTCCAATCACGCCGTCGTCGTATTGATTCGCAATTAGAACGTCGCCCAGATTGAAGTCTGCATCAGTGGTCTTCCAGTTAATCAAAATAACCCCAATATCAGGACTGAACATACTGTCGCCACAGTTTTGACAGCATATCCAGGAGGTTGACTTCTCGCCAAGAACCCACTGCCAGTCGTTCTGGCCACATGTGCATGTTATGGTTTCACTCATCTGTCTGTCTGCCTTCTCTTTCCTTATCTCCCGCTCTGCTTGGCTCTGCATGTGTAAACCGTGAATATCAGGGTCTCTACTCATCTGTCTGTCTCCAATACCACAAAAGGGGGTGAGAAACGGGATTTGAACCCGCAACCCCAGGCTCCACAAGCCTGTGCTCTACGTTGAGCTATTCTCGCCGTCAATCTCGCCCTCTGCTGTGGTAGTTCACACCTTACGAGGTTCCAACGGAACGACATAAGCCCATTGTTCTTGTTTCTCTGCTGTATGTACGGCTTCCTTCGCAGCCACTATTGCCGCCATTGCCGCGACTTTCATTTCGTTCGTTCTAGCTGCCCATGCTACTGCGTTAGAGTGGGCCACTTCAGCCTCGTGTGCCGCAGTACACGCTTCTCGGTATGCTTCTACAGCGGCGTCTCGTACTTTTGCTGTTATATTGTAATACTCTTCATTCATCTGTCTGTCTCCAATAGATTACGGGTGTTCTTCCAGTGGCTAGGTACAGCAAGCAACCCGGCGTCAGCTACAGGAATGGCCTCGTCTGACAACAGCCTTGGTTTTTTAATCTTCTGGCTCCTAGCCTCTGGAAAAACACACGCCTCTGTAACCAGGGCGCGGACCACCCATTCACAACTCTCGACCCCCATTTCTGGCCCAGAAACGCAGGTAGGTAAAAAATAAATATAATTATTTTTCCTTGACATGGGACCCCTATGTGTTTCTGGCCGAAAAATCGGTGTTCGGTCGCGGACCCTATTCACCACCCCTTACACTGCTCACGCACGTAAGCCCACCTCCCCCCCTCCCCTACTACCCTCACAACCAACACAGTCATCACGATCAGTACGTGGCTGCACACCAGGCCGTATACCCCATCAGGCGTAGGGGATTGTATGTAATCCGTTCTTTATTTTATTTGGTGGTTGCATATCAGGGAATAGATGGTATACTCTATTATAGCCTATGGTGGCTATTAGGAGCAGAGAGATGAGTATTAAAGTAGAAATGAAGATAGTATGTGGTAATACCCATATTGAGTCGCAAGTTAAGCATCGCGAGCATTTGAACGACTTGCTATTTGACAACGGCATTGACTACATCAATCGTCCCAATAACTGGATCGAGATCATCATTGACGATGCGTTCAATGCAAGCAAACTCAGTGCAGTGGTTAAGTGGTTGCAAAATGCCAGTAATTAAGCCAATGGTGGTTATTAGGAGATTAGAGAGATGGACGCACAGAGAAAGATATTGCCAGTAATCCAACCGTCGAATATGCTGGATTGCGAGAAACAGGAAGCTATCGACCGTGAAAACGAGGACCTGGTGCAATTGTGGTGCGGTAATTGTTCTGATCGTCGTAGGTGTATGATGGAAGGCGGACGATTTGGTGAATAACGATTACACTTGTAATCCCCAGCCGGTAGGTGGCATGGAGGGGTAGTGGGTGTTGTCTATTCCCCAAGACCCTGTCATAATGGCATGTCGTGACTGCCAAAATGGCAGACTTTAACCTTTTTTCTCTTTTTTCAGTTTTTTGTTGGAATTTGTTTGCAACCAGGGTGTTTATGTGTTATAGTCTAAGCGGATTGACAAGTAAAGAGAGAGTAAAGAATACAACGGAGAGATTATCATGTTCTCTTATGAGTACAATTGTCTTTTGTGTGGTGCAGATCATACAACGGTCAAGAAATGTAAATCACAAGAGGATACTGGAGGGAATGTCATGTGTGCTTTAGATAGAGAGTTTAATCGGTATCTCAAGGACGCAGATCAGGACGAAGAGAAACGATCAGGTGAACTGGTTGGTGGTATGGCCGAGTATTTGTATAA